TGCTTTCTACAGTGTCAAAACTCTATCGAGAGCAGGCCAATGAGCTAACCCTAATTGCTCAAGCTTGTACGACATCTCGCTATATTTTGATAACTGATTTTCTGGGTTAGGAATTCCTAGATCCTCAAGAAAATTTTGAGTTTCACAAATGAATTTCCAACTACCACAGAAAGATGCTAGCTGCAAAGCACGTATCCGCGCTGCAAGCTCTTCCACAGTCCGATCAGGTCGTGATGGCAAGCACAATTGTGCCACTAAACGATCATAATCAGGCTTCGGGACTCCACTACTTTGAAGTTGATATCCCAAGAAATGAGGATAATCACTTATCTCACTTTTCTCAACATTCAATAGTAGACCAAATTTCTCTTTAGCCATGGCGGCTAACCTTTCAAGATCCACGGTGCCCTTGATTGCCATGAGAACGTCATCGCCCATAACCCAGTAAGCTAGCATTGAGTAGCAAACATTCATGCTAAGCATGAGGTAATGGAGAACGAGACAGTTTATTACTGAATCAAGTAAATTAGTAAAGAATGAACCGGATGGAACACCATCATGTTTAACTCGAACTGAACCATCTTGAAATTTCAATGGTGTGTTTATGAAATACTGAATAATAGTTTCCCATAAACGTGGGAGTGTGTGCGGATCGGTAGGTTCACCTCTGATCTGATATTGGGTGAAATCCAACTGTTCTCTGAGAATAGAGAATGCATCTCGGATCAGCCATGCGGGTACAGTGGCGTCATAAGATGACCAGTCGGCAGCTAACCAAGTATAACCTTTCGGTTTCTGGGATAGCATATATCGCATATGTCCTCGAAGATATTGAATCCATATACCATACCTACGACCATATTGCTCCTTAAAGTAATTAATAAGGGGCATAGCAAACATTCCTTCAGCCATTGTCATGTGGGCAGGATACACCCAAATAAGACGGACTTTAGGCTTGTCTTTCGAAACCATACTCTTTCCAGCAGCTGTGCAAGGAGTACGACAACGCTTCCAAATTCCATATTTCATGGCATGGACAGCCCATTTCAGTGAGTTAGGATCAACTTCATCTTTACGTTTCATACCTTGGGTGGTATAGGGCAAGCCGGGAGAGCGATCAGGGTGCTGATAACAACGGATGACGTCGTTTACATGCATAGGATGTATTTTACCAGGCACATGGAAATCAGCCAACGTTAACTGATAGGCTTTAGCATAAGTAGAGTCATTTAAACGTTTTGGCTTTCTGATCATGTATTTGTTAAACGCTGCAAGCAAATGTACAGGTTTAGGATTCTCACGAATCCAGCTTGTCTTGAAAGGATGAGTGATGCCTAGCATCAT